CTCTGACGTAGAATGTTTGTTCTGATATAGTTAACAGAGAAGTATTTACCAACGTATCCATCAATGTCTGAAAGAATACCTAAACGTTCTTTCATAATCTCAACGTTTTTTAATTCGGCAAAGTGTGCATCTGATTGATAATCATAACTGATTTCTTCTTTCATTTGTTCCCACTCTTTGCGAGTACAAACACCTTTAAGAAGAAGTTGTGTCTCAAGCATCTTGTCAAATAGAATAGAGAATCTTAAGCGCAAACGTGAAATGAATTTACCAAACTTCAATTCATCTCTAGTGATTTCAGAAGCACGACCTAAAGAGAATCCTGTATCTGCTTCTAAACGTGAAACTGGAACATTCAAAGACTTAAACATTTTCTTTTGAAAATATAGTACGTCATCAATCTCTCCAAGATTCTGTCCACCTTGTAGTGTGGTAATCTCAGTACCTTTACCACCTTCTCTACGTGGCAACCAAAAGTCTTCAAGCATTGTTTGATAACGTCTATCATCACGAATCTCACCAGTAGTTGCATCATACACTAATTTGTTTTTGTACTTCTGCATGATTTCACGCAAGTACTGTTCTGCTTTCATCTTAGGCAGATTACCAACGTCAATGTAGAAGATTCTACGTTCTGGTGCTCTTGAAATACGATAGATAACTGTCGCATCTTCAAGCATACGTAATTGATTGAGTGGTTTGATTGCTTTGTGTAAGTGTGAAACAATAATCTTACCATCTTTGTCTGTGATACCAGAGTTTGCGTAACAGATTGAATCTGAAGCAATCTTGATACCTTGTGAACCGTCTCTAGCAAAACCTTTATCAGAGTAGATAAAGTATTCGTAAAATCTTTGTGCTGTGTCTGCCGTACCTGGACGATTGTTTTGTTTCTTGTCTTCACGTACTTTACGAATTTTACGTGGGTCGATGTAACGAACTTCTTTCAATCCTGCTCTAGGATTCTTATCGTCAATCAACATGTGATAGTACAAACGTCCATCAACATACCATCTACGGAAGATATCGTAACCTTGATTGTTGAAATCAAGTAGTTTCATTACATAGTAAAACTCATCACGAATCTTTTTCTTAATTGATTCGGGCTGTTCTAGTTTATCTAAAATGATTTGAACTGGATAGTCACCGTTTTCAAATACTAGTGCTTCATTAACAATGTCTTCAATTGCGGCATCGCATTCTGGTTGAAGTGCCATCTCACGATATTTTTTAATTAAATCGGCATCGCTTCTAATCTGACCTTCAAGGTCCATGTATGTGCCATATACACCACCGCCTGAAATCGATACTGCCGCATCATCATCGGTAGGTGTGACAAACGATTTTAACTGTTCTGATTCAGCATCATCCTTACCAATTTTATATCCAAAAAGTTTTATCGCCATATTTGAGTCTCTCTAAAAAGAAATGGGGGCGTAATAGCCCCCATTATTGACAACTATTACGCAATTATTTATGTTGCGTAAAATACATTATTTAAGTCTTTTTATACAGTTATGCTAGATCGGTTGTCGTAGAAAACGCAGTAGTTCCATTAGCCGCTTGCATATGATGATATTGGAAGTTAACAGTAAATTCTGAAATTGTATCTGTGCTGTCAAAAGATAAATCTAATGCGCCAACGTCAGTTGGATATGCATCATTCAATTTATATTTTCTAATAACTGCACCATCTCCATTCAATTGACTAACAATAATATCTTTATAGTAATCTTGCGCTGTTGACTTTGTAGCAGAGTCATAATTAGATTTAGAAATTAAATTAACCCATGAAGTAAATGCACGGCGTAATTTATGATCTTCATCATTAATGACTGTTATTGACCAATCAGCAAATGTTCTGTCTCCTGGAATCTTAATTCTTCTACCAGCCTTATATGGAACTTCAATTGTTCCAATTGTAAAGCCAGGTACAGAACCAGATTTGCATAATAGTTTTAGTGAGTCTGTAGCACCGTTAGATGCTGTATTAGTTGCTGTACTAAGAGCGGTTGGAAAACCCACCTCAATTTCAAATAGGTTTGCTCTTGCGCCTCTAACTAAAGCGGTTTTTAGTTGTGTGATTGTTGCGAATGCCATATTTTTTATCCTTTAGTAGCAGTTAGTGCAGTAGCAGTTAGTGCCGCAATAGCAGTTTCACCTTCAAAACCATTTTCAAAGTAATCGTAAGTCCAAGTTATTGTGAAATCTTCTACGGCATCTGTTGTGTCGTATGATAAATCGATGGCTGAAATATCTGTCGGCCAGCAATTAACCAACCTATAACTACCATTAGGAACGGAACTTCCGTCTTCTTTTAGTTGATAAATCATAACTGAACCGTAAAAACCGTCTGTCAATTGTGCGCCAATAGATGCTGATCTATTTCCGATTACACCTATATCGAAATTTACTTTAACGATATCATTTTGCCATTTTTCAATAGCAGAACGAATTTTATATCCTTCATCGTTAAGAACGGTTGAAGTCCATTCTGAGAATGTTCTGTCACCGCCCATTTTTAATCTACGACCAGCATTCATAGGGATTTCAATTGTGCCTAATGTAGATGATGGTAACGAACCTGATCTGCACAAGTATTCAAACCCTGGCAAATCATATCCTGTTGTTCTTGGAGGCGTTACCATAACCTTAAATAGGTTTGGTCTAGAGCCGGTCCCTATGGCCGCTCTAAACTTTGTTATTGAAAAATCTGCCATTTTTATCTCCTTTATTGTCTGTAGTTATTTAGCCTGCGATTTGATTGAAAGTAGCAGTACCTCTTACAGACACAAAGTTGAGTTGGATGAAGTTAACAGAACGGATTGGTTGTACGAAAATATCGCAAATAAATTCGTTGGCATTTACAACGTCTTCTGGATTGTTGCTACCATCACAAACAACTCTGAATGCGGCAATACCACGGCGTGCTTGAACACTTCTTAAGTAAGGAGTAATCAAGTTAACAAAGTTTGAGCGAGTAGTTTCATCATTCTGATCGAACAATACGTTATCAGCCGCAACACCAATTGTCTTCTCTAATTCGATAAACAATCTACGAACGTTAATTCTGTTAGTTGATGTGTTTCTTGTTACGAATGTCTTATCACCAAACAAGATTGTACCACGACCAACTTGTGTGCTTACTGGATTAACAGCAGTCTTGTAAAGTGTGTCACGCTCTGCTTGAGTTGGATTGAAAGCCAAACGAACTAAGTTTTGAATACGACCAGTGTTAAAACCTGCTGGTGACAACCATGCTTCTGCATTTGCATCATTACGTGCCATGCAACCTGCTATGTCAGCATTCAATGGAACGTAAACATATACGTCATTGTATTTGTCGTACTGATACTTCCATCCGCTATCTGCGAATGCGTATGTAGAACGTGTGACTGTATCAGCCCATGTTGTAATTGCAGATGCTTCAGAACCAGAGTTATTAACAACGTTTGCTCTCAATGGAGAGATACAAACAACAGCGTCTTTTCTTACTTCAGCAATGTCACCAATGATTCTGTTTGCTACTGTAGCGTTTGCTTGACCAGCAATAACGATTGTTGCTGGAACTTCAGATTTGTTTGCATACTTCAAGTAACCAGTTACACGATCACCATCTGTTAAAGTAGTACCATCAGAACCACCATTGAAGTTATAGTTCTTAGGAGTAGTTACTGAAGTGTATGTTGTTGGTGTGCCGTTAGCCGCTGTAAGGTTTGTACCCCAATTTGTACCAGCATTGTCGTGAGCAGTCCAACGAACCCAATCAGAACGCTGATTGATAACTTCTTTGTAGTAGTTAGTACCACCATTTTCTGATCTTGCATTAGCCGCTTTAGATAGGCTTGCGTATTTTTCTAAAACTGTGTTTGCTGTACCAGTGATTACACCAGTTCTGTCAACGACAACAACGTGCATTTCATCGCCAGATGCGCCAACTAAAGACGCTTGTGCTGTTGTGTTTGGCGCTTGATCGAATTCATTGAAGAATTCCCAACGGCGAGTAGCAGAAACAGCAGATGCACCAGATAAGTGTGCAGAGTCTAATGTGAAATATGTTGCGTTTGCAATAGATTGTACTTTTGCAGTACGTCCAGAGAGAACAATTTGATCGCCAACTCTCAATTCTGTGTTTGCCGCAGAACCAGCACCAACAACTTGAGTAGAACCAGCCGCAACTGTGAATGTTCCAGTCAATGAAGAAGACCATGCAGTTGAAGATGGGCAAGTAGAAAC